GCCGTGAAGGCCGGGGCTGATCCGGGCGAAATCATCGCCGGGGTCAAGCGCTACGCCGTCTCGGAGAATGTCCGGCGCGGCTTCGTCAAGCATCCGCAGGGCTGGCTCACGGACGGCAGGTGGGCCGACGAAGCGCAGCCGCCCATTCCCCAGCAATCCGAGGCCACGAATGACCGCCAGTCATTTCTCAGGAAAATCGCAGGAGCCAGCCAATGACCTACATCACCGCCCGCTTCGGCAAGCCCGTCGCCAAGCCCGTCGCCAAGCCCGCAACCCCGCGCCGCCCCGGCCCTTTCTCGGCGCGTCACGTCTCGCCCCACATGGAGGCCAAGGTCGGCGAGGTCATGCTGGCCGTCACCCAGAAGGAGGGCCACCGCAAAGGCGCGCCGCTCGCCAAGACCAAAGGATCTGTCGCGCCCTTCGAGGATTACGCCGCACTCGGCAAGCGCATCGTGGCGCTTCTCGCAGCCAAGCCCCTGCGGCGCGCCGAAATCGAGAAGATCATGGGCCGCAAGCCGGAAAGCCTTTACAACACCATGCGCCGCCTCGCGACAACCGGCGCAGTCGTCTCGCTCGCCCATGTCTGGTATCTGCCGCACCAATTACCCACAGAACCCCCGGTCAAGCACCTAAGCCCGCCCCATGCCGCCGAATAATGACCGTGGGTAGCCGAAAGACAACAAGGGCGCTGTAGCGCGAAAAAACGAGGGGTGGCGGGCATGAGGGATGAAGCAGGGAAATTCGACTGGCAGGCCGCATGGCGGCACGGCGCGGCAATCGCTGGCGACTACAGCCGATCAGGAACCGCGCTCACCGATCAGGCAATCGCATGGGCGCTCCTCTGCGAAGCCGCCCGCGTCTCGCGCTCGTATCCCGCCCCGCCCAGATCAGGCTATCCAGTCAAGTCCTCATGGCCCGACTTCCCCGACGAAGTAACCATGTGGCAGAAAATGAGCGCCTATCTGCAAGGCGATCTTGACGAGCTGCCCGAAGACAAAAGCCGCCCGCCCATGCCAAGCGCCGCCGAAATATCCCGCGCCGATCACGTCCTGACCGTATGGCACCACGCCGTCAGTCTCGGTCGGCAACGCAAACGCGCCGTCTATCTGTCGGCCTGCGGGGCCAAGACCGGCAAGATTGCCCGCATTTCAGGCGTCGGAGTAACGGAACTCAAAAGCGCCAAGCGAAGGGCAATCACGGAAATGCTTGAAAGAATATTGCGATACTCTTGACGAATGCCCGAATTTATCGCAAATTTCCGGCATGATCACCAAACGCGCGCCCGGAAAACCGTGGCGCGCTTTTCCATTCCCATCACCGGCCCTACTCCACCCGGCAATCCCGCCAGCCGGAACAGCGCCGCCATGCGCAACAGCGTCAACCGCGCGGGCCAATGCAAAAGGCGCGGAATGGCGGACGGCGGGAAACAACAGGAGCCGCTGCGGCGGAAAGCAGCAATGGCCAGCAAAATAGAGACAGGAAACCTGACCCGTAAGGGCATGGGCCGCCCCAAGGGTGTCCCAAACAAGACCACAAAGGCCGCTAAGGACATGATCGCCGAAGTGGCGGAAGGGCTTGGGGGCGCAAAGCGAATGCTGGCGTGGGCGAAGGAAGCCCCGGAAAACGAGAGGGCATTTTGGACCAGCGTTTATCCGAAGCTCATTCCGCTCACGGTCGGCAGTGACCCCGACAATCCTCTGGCCCCGGCCATCATCCACATTTTGCCTGTAGCCCCGCATGTCATCGGTGACGATCAGGCTTCCTGAAAAGGCAGCCATCACATTCGCCCCGCCACGGGGGCAACTGGCTTACCGGGCGCTTCACGGAGGCAGGGGGTCGGCAAAGTCCTTCTCTGCGGCCAAAATGGCGGCGGTATGGGGCGCAACCGAACGGCTGCGCATTCTGGCAACGCGGGAATTTCAGGTCAGTATTCGCGAGAGTTTCCATGCGGAACTGCGGACGGCAATCGAAAGTGAGCCGTGGCTGGCCCGCCACTATGACGTGGGGGTGGAATACATCAGGGGCCGGAATGGAACCGAGTTCCTTTTTCGCGGCTTGCGCAATTCGATCAATGCGGTGAAATCGACATCCGGTATTGACCTGACCATCGTGGAAGAAGCCGAAGACGTGCCGGAAGCATCATGGCTGGCGCTTGAAGCGACCGTGTTCCGCCAACCGAAATCGGAATTATGGGCGATCTGGAACCCGCGCCTTGACGGATCGCCTGTCGATAGGCGGTTCAGGAAAACCCCGCCGCCGCGATCCATCGTGACGGAAATGAACTGGCGCGATAACCCGTTCTTCCCGGATGGGCTGGACGAGCTGCGCCGCCGCGAGCAGGAGAGGCTGGACCCGAATACCTACGCCCACATCTGGGACGGGGCCTATCTGGTCAACAGTGATGCGCAAATTCTGTCAGGGAAATGGTCCGTGGCGGAGTTCGACGTGGGCGCGGGGTGGGATGGGCCATACCAGGGCGGAGACTTCGGCTTTGCCCAAGACCCGACTGCGGCGGTTCGGTGCTACATTTCCGGCGACGTGCTTTACGTCTCGCATGAGGCATACGGGCGGCAACTGGAACTGGACCACACCGCCGCTTTCGTCGGCAGACATATCGCCGGGTTCGCCGACTACGCGACCAGATGGGACAGCGCGCGACCTGAAAGCATCAGCTACATGCAGCGCAACGGGTTTCCCCGGTCTGAAAGCGTGATGAAATGGCCGGGCAGCGTTGAGGACGGCATACAGTTTCTGCGGTCATTCCGCGCCATCGTCGTTCATCCGCGCTGTGTGGAGTTCGCCAAGGAGGCGCGGCTCTACAGCTACAAGGTTGATCGACTGACGGGCGACGTTCTGCCGGTGCCGGTCGATGCGAACAACCACGGGATAGACGCGCTGCGCTATGCACTTGCCCCACTGATCCGGCAGAGGATCACGAGCACGACCACAACAACGGTGACAGGCTTCATCTGATGGCAGTCGATACAAAGCATCCGACCATCACCGCCGAAGTCATTGCCGACTGGAAGCGCATGAGGGACGCGGCGGCGGGCGAAAGCACCGTCAAGCTGGCGGGCGAGACATATCTGCCCATGCCATCGGGCTTTGCCGCCATGCCGGATCGTGGATCGAAATACTACGCGGCATACAAGATGCGCGCGCAATTCCCCGAGATCGTCGCGCCGTCCGTTTCGGCCATGATCGGCATTGCCCACGCGAAAGAGGCGCAGATTGAACTGCCGCCCGCGCTGGAATACATGACCGAGACGGCCACGCCGGACGGACTGACACTTGACGCGCTGCACCGCCGCATCACGCGGGAACTGCTGACCGTGGGCCGCTTCGGGCTTCTGGCCGATGCGCCGGAAACTGGGGGAAGCCCCTGGTTGGCGGGATACAAGTCGGAAAGCATCATCAACTGGGATGAAGGGTTTTACGTTCTCAACGAAACCGCGATGATCCGCGACGGGTTCAAGTGGGCCGAAATGCCGCGCTATCGTGTGCTGGAACTGATCGACGGGGCCTATCAGCAATCAATCTGGCAGGGCCAGCCCGCAGTTCAGATGGTCGTTCCGGCGATGGCTGCGGGCGGCAAGGCAATGCCTCGGGTGCCGTTTTCGGTCGCAACAGCGGTTGACATGACGCCCACGATCTGCCCGCCGCCGCTGATTGGCGTGTCGCGGTCGGCAATGTCGATTTATCAGCTTTCTGCGGACTACCGCTGGCAGCTTTACATGAGCGGGCAGGAAACGCTTGTTGCGATCAACGGCGATGCGCCGAAGGCTGTGGGGCCGGGGGTCGCACATTCGATGCGCGGTGCGGACGGTCAGGCACCTGACCTGAAATATGTCTCCCCCACATGCTCGGGGATCGAGGCGCACCGCCTTGCAATGGAGGACTGCCGCAAGGAAGCGGTTGCCGCAGGGGCGAGGTTGTTCGATCAGTCCGACACGTCGCAGGAAAGCGGAGAGGCGCGTTCGCTGCGCTATGCATCTGAGACAGCCACGCTGATGTCCGTGGTGCTGGCGTCGTGCGGGCTGCTGGAACGTGGCTTGCGCGACATCGCCATGATGCTCGGGCAGGATGAAAACGCCGTTGTCGTCACGCCGCCATCCGATCTTCTGGATAGCACAATGACCCCGGCTGACGCCGCCGCACTCGTGGGCGTCTGGCAGAACGGGGCCATGAGCTACGACACGCTCTACGACAATCTGCAACGCGGTGGCATCGCATCTGCGGAGCGCACCGCCGATGACGAGCTTGCCCTGATCGACAAGCGCGACATTGACGAAAGCGATGGTGGCGACGCCGCCGTCTGACTGCCGCCGATGGCGGATCAACCCGAAAGGATAGGCCGATGGCCCTGCAAGCCCTGCTTGAAACGCTCGATGGCGTCGATGACGCCGTGAAACCGCTCTATGCCGAAAAGGATGGCAAATTCGCCCTGCAAGTCGATGGCATCGACAGTCACCCGGAAGTCGCGCCGCTGAAAAACGCTTACGAGCGGACCAAGGCCGACAAGACCGCCAGTGCCGCGAAGATCACCGATCTGGAACGGCAGTTGGCGGAAATGGCGAAGGGCAAGCCCGACGAGGCGGCAACGCTCGCCAAGTTGAAGTCGTTTGAGGACCAGCTTGCAGCGGAAAAGACCCGCGCCGACGATTTGGCCGGTAAACTGACCGGCGTGACCCGTGACCGGGCCTTGGCCGACGCGCTGCAAGGCGCAGGCGTGACCAATCCGGCCTTCCTTCGTGCTGCGCAGGCGATGCTTGGCGGCAATGTGAAGATCGACGGCGAAACGGCCATCGTGGAAACCGCGATGGGGCCGAAGCTGCTGGGCGATTTCGTGAAGGGCTGGGTCGCGGGCGAGGGGAAGGACTTCGTGACCCCGGCCAAGGGCGGCGGATCGCAGGGCAGCGGCGGGGGCGGCGCGGGCAAGACCATGACAATGGCCGACTTCAACTCGCTCGGCCCGAAGGAACGTGCCGCCGAAATGGCAAAAGGCACGACACTGACAGACTGAACGCCTCGCCCTCCGATGGGGGCTGGCACATGAAACCCCATCGAATGGAGAAAATGAGATGGCCAACACTCTGACCGCACTTGCGCCCGTGCTTTACGGTGCCGCACAAACTGTTTCCGCCGAACCCTTCGGCGTGATTTCCAGCATCGACGCGCGCTTTGACGCCAAGGGCGTGGCGCGCGGCGATACGATCAAGGTGCCGGTCGCACCGCTGCGCGTGGCGTCCAGCTTCACCCCGGCGATGACACCGACCGCTGGCGACGACGCCGTGGCTACGACTGTTGCCATCACCATGGACACATTTGACAAGGTGTCCTGGAACCTGACCGGCGAGGAAGTATCTTCACTGGAAAACGGCGGCAACTATCAGGAGTGGGTGCGCCAGACCGTCGCGCAGGGTATGCGGACACTGCGCAACCGCGCCGAAGCCGCTGCATCACTGGCGATCAAGCAGGGTGCGTCCCGTGCGGTTGGCACTGCGGGCACCACGCCGTTCGCCACCACGCTTGACGCCTTCGTTGATGCGCGCCGGGTGTTGCAGGACAACGGCGCGCCGTTGGCCGATCTGCAATTCGTGATGAACAGCGCCGCTGGCCTGAACATGCGCAAACTCGGCATCTACCAGCAGGCCTATCAGGCCGGGTCGGACGCTGAACGCCGCTCGGGCCGCTTCCTGCCGCAGTTCGGCTTTTCCATCGGCGAAAGCGCCGGGATCAGCCTGCACACCAAGGGCACTGGCGCATCCTACGTCACGTCCGGCTCCACTGCGGCTGGCGTGACTGATGTGGCGCTTGTGACCGGCACCGGCACGGTTCTGTCCGGTGACGTGGTGACGTTCGCGGCGGATGCGAATAACAAGTATGTCGTCAACAGCGGTGTTGCCGCCCCCGGCACCATCTCGCTCGGGCGTCCCGGCGCGCGGACGACCATCGCCGCGGCGAACGCCATGACTGTCGGCAACAGTTTCACGCCGAACCTTGCGTTCGAGCGCTCGGCGGTTGTGGGCATCATGCGGCCCCCGGCCATTCCGGCCAACCCGACCATTTCGCAGCTTGCGATCAGCGACCCGTTCGGCATGACCTACCTCATGCTGGATATCGCCGGTTACGGGATGCGCACGTGGGAACTGCATCTGGCTTACACCTTCAAGGTCGTGCAGTCCGAACATGTCGCCATCGTGATGGGCTGATCTTCACAGAGGGGCGGGGCAACTCGCCCCTTCATCAAGATCAGAGGTAAGCCATGGCTCTTGTCACCACACCCGGCGCGGCGGACGCCGACAGCTACGCCAGCCTTGCGGATGCGACCACATATACCGGCGCGCACGGCTTGGCATGGGCAGGCGCTGACGCGGACAAGGAAACCGCGCTGCGCCGCGCCACGGCATGGATCGACGCCACCTATCGCGGGCGGTTTCCCGGCGCGCGATTGAACGGGCGGTCGCAGGCGCTGGAATGGCCGCGCCGCGATGCATATGACGCGGCTGGCGAGTTCATCGGCAGCGCCACCATTCCGGGCGAGGTGGTGGCAGCGACATGCGAGGCGGCGGTGCGGGAACTGGCGGTTCCGGGCGGGCTGGCCCCGGACGTGACGCCGGGACAGGTGGTCAAACAGGAGCAGGTCGGCCCGCTGTCCGTGACCTATGCTGGCCGGTCGGACGCGGCGGCGTTTCTGCCGGTTGTCGCGGTTGTTGACGGGCTGCTTTCGGGGCTGTTTGCACCGGGGGCCAACTATCTGTTGCGCGCATGACGTTCGATTACACACGCGCCCGCGCCACGGCTGACCGGCTGATTGCCAAATTCGGTCAGGCGGCGGTTCTGGAACAGCCCTATGTCACGAACGGCACGGGCTATGATCCGACGCAGGCGGGCTGGCCGACCGAGATTGCGGTCACGGTCGTTGACCTGAATATCAAGGCGCGCGACAGTGCCGGAGTTGTGATGCAGGCGCGGCGAACGCTTTACATGGCTGTGCCTTCGGTGGTGCCGGAAACGGATTGGCGGGTTCAGGTGGCGGGGAAGTGGCACAGGATCATTGAGGTGCGCCCGCTTTCGCCTGGTGGAATTGGCGTCATGTATGAGGTTGATCTTGAAGTCTAAGACCATCGCCGAACTGCTGGCGCAGATCGAGCCGCGCATCCGCGAGGCGTTTCTGGCGGCTATCGCTGACGTGCGATCAGAGGCGCAACTGGCGGTCATTGCCGGGGCGCTGCAAGAGGGCAGGACGGAGGACGCAATCCGGGCGCTGAATCTCGGACCAGAGTTTTTCGCCCCGCTGGATGATGCATTAAGGGCGGCTTACCTTGAAGGCGGGAGGAATGCCATTCTCGGGCTTCCGGTGCTGCCATCCCCTTTTCCGCAGGGCGTCTGGCTATCCGCTTTGATGGCCGCAACCGCCGCGCGGAAGAATGGCTGACTGATCATTCATCGCAGTTGATCACGGAAATCATCGCCGATCAGCGCGAGGCAGTCCGGGCCGTGATCACGGACGGAATGGAACAGGGCGAAAACCCGCGCCAGACGGCGCTTGGCATTGTCGGACGGCTCAACCGGGCCACGGGGCGGCGCGAGGGCGGGATACTCGGGCTGACCGCGCGGCAGGCTGGATATGTGCGCTCGGCAAAGGCCGAATTGCGCGACCCGGCGCGGCTGGCCCGATACCTGGACCGCAAGTTGAGGGACAAGCGGTTTGACCGGACCATTGCCAAGGCGATGCGCGAGGGGCGGGGCCTGAGTGATGCGGATGCGCAAAGGATCGCGGATCGCTATTCCGACAAGCTGCTGAAATATCGCGGCGACATGATTGCGCAGACCGAAACGCTGTCGGCGCTGCACCACGCCCAATACGAGGCGATGCAGCAACTGATCGACACGGGTGCGGTCAGGGCCGATCAGGTGACAAAAACATGGTCAACTGCCGGGGATGCGCGGGTGAGGGACAGCCACATGGCGATGGACGGGCAGAAGCACAGGTTCGATGCACCGTTCGTCACGCCGTCCGGGGCGCTGATGCGGTTCCCTCAGGACGTGGCATTGGGGGCAGGGCCGGATGAAGTGATCGGTTGCCGGTGTTACATGGCAATTCGCGTCAAGTATCTCTAGCCAATCGACCGGCAGACTGCGGCAACCAGAGCGGCGTTCACTTCGTTGTTCTCCGGGTTTTGCCGCAGTGCATCCTTAGCCAGAATTGCCGTGTCGTCATAAATATCGTGGGCAATCATGCCCTCCATAAAAGCGATCTGGTGCAGGGTGATATCCCCCTCTGCCCGATCAATCTTCCCGGCGAACTCAAGGCAGGTTGCCTTGTTCGCAAGCGGGTCCGACAGGCCCGATGGCAGGGTGGCGGCAAACGCCGGGGCGGCTGAAATCAAAAGAGCGGCAATGGTGCGCACAAGAGCCTCCTGTGGCCGGGTGAACGTGAGGCGCAATGGTAGGCACATTCACGGCTCAGGTCGAGGCTTTCGTGGCGAAGTCCCGGACAAAGCTTGAACTGGTGTTCAAGGAAAGCGCGCAGGACGTGTTCGACGCGGCACAGCTAACCAAGGCATCAGAAGCCAAACGCCCACGCAAGAATGTGTCGCGGGGGTTTGCTCGGGGCGGCAATCTGCCGGTGGATACGGAGTTCCTGCTGAAAAGCATGGTGAGCGGCCTGAACGGACAGACCGGGGCGGGCGGGGCCGACAGTTACGTCATGGCGATAGCCGGGGCAAAGCTTGGCGATACGGTCTTCGGCGGCTGGACCGCAAAATACGCCCGCCACGTCGAATATGGCACGTCGAAAATGGCGGGCAGCTTCTTCGCGCTGAAAGCGGCGCAGCAATGGCAGGCGATTGTTTCCAAGAACGCCGCAAAGGCAAAAAACCTCTGAGCATAGGAGGCCGATATGGCCCTGACGACCAAACTTCGTGCCTCGCTTGAGGCCACGCAGACCGGACCCAATGACTTCGGCGGCACCTTCACGCCGCTCATGTCGGCTTCGGCTGACCTTTCGGACGGCACTGGCGCTGATCAGGCCGATATCCTGTGGATTGACGAACGGACGGTTGCGACCGGCGCGAATGACGATATCGACCTGAATGGCGTTCTGACAAATGCCTTCGGTCAATCCATCGCCATGCTGGAAATCGCGTCGATCTTCATCATCAACGCCCCACGCTCGGGCGTTGCCAATACCACGAACCTGACCGTGGGTGTCGGCACAAACCCCGTTGTCGGCTATCTGGGCGGCACCACGCCGACCCTTGGGCCGATCCGTCCCGGCAACTGGGTCTTGATGGGTGGGGGTCACGCCTCGGGCTTGGCCCCGGTCACGGCGGCAACAGGCGACATTCTGCGGGTGGCGAACTCGGCTGGCGCGTCAGCCACCTACCAGATCGCAGTTGTGGGCCGGTCCGCCTGATGAACGCGGCATTTATCGGGGCGGCGCTGAAAGCCCGCCTTGACGCGCTGCACTTCAACCCGGCCATGCCGATTGCCTGGTCGAACCGGAAATACACCCCGGATGGTTCCCGTCACCTTGTCGCGGAAATTATCAGGGCACCAAAGGACCGGCTGACAATTGCCGATCATCACCGCACCGCAGGCTCGCTTGTGGTGACGGTGGTAACGCCCGTCAACAACGGATCTGGCGAGGCGGACAGCCTTGCCGACGCCGTGGCGGCGCACTTTCCGACCGACCTCAGGATATCGCTGACGGGTGGCGGTTCGATCCGCGTCACGGCGGCACCATCGGCACGGGATGGGTTCAGGGACGGGGCCTATTGGCGAACGCCGCTCACCATCCCGTTTGAAGTCTTGTTCTAGGCCCGCTCGCGGCATGGGCAACCGCATATCAAAAGGATGAACCGAAATGGCAGCGGAACTCTTTGCCGTCGCTGGCAGCAAAATTTATATCGGCGGTGTTCTGGCGTCGAAAACAACCGACTTCGTGGCGGGGGATTATTCCGGCCAGACGTGGGTTGAAATCGACGGCTGGGAAACCATGGGGGCGTTGGGCGACAACGCCGAAATGATCACCACGCCGCTGATCAACCGGGGCCGCGATACGAAACAGAAGGGCACGTTCAACGCCGGTTCGTATGAAGCGCAATTCGCCATCGTAGACGGCGATCCGGGCCAGACCGCGATCAAGGCCGCTGGCAAGACCAAGCTGAACTATGCGTTCCGCGTGGTCTATCCGGGAGGCGAAACCGAATACTTCATCGCCCTGGTTGTCGGCACTCCCCGCACGGGCGGCGGTGCGAATGACGTGCTGATGATTTCCGCCACGCTTGAGGTCAACTCGAATATCGTGGAGGTCTGAGCGTGGATATTCTGGCGCTCAAGCGCGACATGGCGTCCATCGAGGATGGCCGATGGGTTGCTGCGGATGAACTTCCGGGCCTTGGCGATGTGCGGGTCAAGGTCCGGGGCGCGAATACATCGACGGGGCGGGAACTGTTCGCCGCGAAACAGCGCAAGGTTGACCCCCGCGACAAAAGACCTGATGGATCGCTCAAATCCGACACGATGATGCGGCTTTTGCGGGAAATGCTGGTTGAACATCACCTGCTGGATATTGAGGGCCTGACGAGCGGCGGCAAGCCGATCAGTGCCGATGATGTGCGCAAGCATATCACGTCTCCCGAGTTTGAGCCTCTGGCCGACCTGATCATGGGGGCTGTGGCTGTTGTGGACGGCACCCGTGCCGACCGCGAAAAGGAACTCGCGGGAAACTGACCGGCCTCGTGCTGTGGCACACTCAGCACGGGGCGACTGCGGAAACGTATCGCAACACCTTGGCGGAGCGCGGGGCACCAATTCCGCCTTATCTGATCCCGCCAGAACCGATCCCCGGCGTTTACGAATGGTTCCTTGCCTTCTGGGAGCTATCGACTGAACGCCGGTTCCCCGGTGGCCCGATCCCGGTGGCGGCAATCCGGGGCTGGCCGACTGACGATCCCGACACATTCGCGGCCTGCATCCGGTCTGCTGATGCCGCCTACCTCGCCTATATTGCGAAACCTGCTGAGGAAAAGACCCCCATGGAAACCCTGCGACCCGGCATGTTGAAAGGTAGGGGCTGACCGTGGATATTGCCCAACTTGGCATTCAGGTTTCCAGCGCCCCCGCCGTGAAGGGCGCGGCCGATCTGGACAAGCTGACCGTCGCCGCTGCAAAAGCGGAAAAATCCACCGAAGGGCTTTCGGCGGCATCGAAGACGCTCGCTGACCGGCTGGGAATTATGTCCGGGGCCGCAAAAAGCGCCAGCGGATCGGCTGATGTGTTTCTCAAGTCGCTGCAAGAGCAGGATGCCGCAGTATCTGCGCTGCGCGCGTCAATCGATCCCCTCTATGCGTCTTCGATGAAATACGCCCAAGCAGTCGAGGTTCTTGATACGGCCTTGGCGCGCGGTGCTATTTCCCAAGCCCAACACACGCGGCTTGCCGATATGGCGGCAAAATCGATGCTGACGACCGGCGCAGCAACGGCGCGCGCCGGGTGGGCGATGGGCTTGACGTCCAACCACGCGCGCGGCCTATCCCAGCAACTGTCGCAGGTCGGCCAGATGACGATGGTCACTGGCAACTTCACGCAGGCGCTTGCGGTTCAACTTCCCGATATAGGCCTTGCCTTCGGTGCCATTGGTGCGGCGGCTGGTCTTGTGGCCGGTGTTGCCCTGCCCATGATCATCGCGGCGTTCGGCGGGACTTCGGACAGCGCGGAGCAATTGCGCGAGACGCTTGAGCGCAGCGAGGATGCAGTCGCGTCCTACGTCAAGGCGGCAGAGGCGGCGCTGCAACCGAATGAAAAGCTGATCGAAAGCTATGGGCGGCTTTCCGGCGCGGCGGGACGGGCGCTGCAAGCCATGGCCGATGTTAAACAAATCGAGGCGATCAACGCTGTAGCCGCGTCGGTTAAGGCCGTGAGCGGCGCCCTTCTTGAGTGGGATATCGTCGGACAGCAGATGGGCAAGGCGGTTTACGGCCAAGTCCTCGCCAATGACTTTGGCCTTGCCGCCGATCAGGCCGCGCGGCTTCAAGCATCGCTTCTGGCACTGGAAGGCGCGAAGGGGCTGCAAAATCAGGCGACAGCCGCCGACGCAGTGGCGCGCGAACTTCTGCTGGCTTACGGGTCTGTAGAGAAAATGCCGCCCGCGCTTCAGGCGGTTTACACGAACCTTTCCGATATCGTCATTCAGGCTGGCGGCGTTCAGGGCGCGATGGAGAAGGCTGCTGGCTTCACTCAATCCATGCTGGCGGCAGCGACCAATCTTGCCGGGGCGTTTGGCGGAGCAACTGCCGGGGCTACCGGCCTCGCAGACAAACTGGCGGACGCGGCGTCAAATGCGTGGGAGATTGCCCGTGCCAATGCAGCGGCTTTTTCGGTCGGGCGGCAGACGCGAATGCTTGAAGATGAGCGTGGCAGCCAGCGCGATACAATCCGGGGGGCAACTAATCACTTCACGGCCGATCAGCCGTGGCTGAAACCCGTCGCGGCTGGCGCTGGCGGGGGCGGAACGGTCGCGGACGACTTCGCGGCGCGGCTTCAAGGCATCACCGAGGGTCTGCAAACCGAACGCGCGATGATTGATACCTGGTATGCCGATGCACAGACGATCCTTGCCGATCGGCGGGCGCAGGAAATCCTTGGCGAGCAGGGGCACAAGCAAGCGCTTCTGGCGGTCGAGCAGTCCTATCAGGAGCAGTTGGCGGCGCTTGAGGCATCGCGCCAGCAACAGCGCCTTGGCGAAACCGCGAACTTCTTCGGCGCGCTTGCGGGCATCGCTTCGGCCGGCGGGCAGCGTATGGCGAAGGCCGTTGCGACATTCCAAGCGGTTGAAGGAACGGTCAATGCTTACGGCGCGGCCATCAAGGCGCTGAACACGCCCGGCCTGACGATCTGGGGGAGATATGCAGCCTATGCGTCCATTCTGGCTGCTGGCCTGAAAGGCGTGGCGGCAATCCGGTCTGCCGGTGGCATCGGCGGTGGCGGCGGTGCATCTGCATCTGCGCCCGCCGCTCAGGCCGTCCAGACACAACAGCAGAACCAGCAAACGCTGGTCGTTCAGGGCATCAAGGCCAACGACATTTTCACGGGGCAGATGATTTATGACATGTTCATGGGCGAGGGCCGCTTGCGCGGTGCTCCGGTCGTGCAGTTGATGCGATGATCAGCATTACCACGCCTGCCGCCTCGCCAGCCTATGCCGAACTCAATGCCCAACCGATGGTGCTTTGGGACAACATTCTGGCCCGCGCCACGATCACCAATTCCGCCCTGCCCACGGTCAACCCCCGTTCCCGCGCTGTCACCGAAAGCACCGCCGACTATTGGGGTGCCACCGGGACGCCAGATACGTTGCGCGGCACGGTGGGCGTGGCTGAGGGTGCCGATTGCTGCTTCATCGGCGCTCATACGCTGGCGGGCAAGACGATCAAGGTGCAGCGGCTTGTTGCTGCGGTCTGGACCGATACCGCGACATTCACGCCGACCACGAACGAACCATTCATGCTGGTCTGGCCGGAACAGACCTCAACCGGATGGGGTATCGAAATATCCGGTCCGGGTCAGGTCGGCGTTTGCTTCATCGGCAAGCGACTTGTCATCCCCGGCGGGGTTCAGCCTGGTTACTCGCCAGTCTGGGCCTCGCGCGAAATCACCCGCTATCCCAATGTTTCCATGCGCGGGCACTACATGGGCCAGAAGATCGAAAAGGCCGGGGCCAGCCTTGGCGCGGCTTTCATGCCGCTCGATTACAGCTTCGTTCTCAGTTCCATGTCCGGGTTCCGCACTGCCTACAACAACGGCAAGCCCTTCATCTGGGCCGCAGCGCCTTCGGTCTTCACCACAGACGTTGCATACGCATGGGCCGACAAGGGCGACGTGTTTTCCCCGACGATCATGGCGGGCGGGCAGCTTTGCGAACTCAGCTTGCGGATGAGGGCTTATTGTGAGCGATAACGATCTGTTCGAGATGATCGAAATCGACGTGCCGAAGTGTTCGCGGACCTTCGGGACCGCCCCTTGCACGGCGGCGCTTGGCGGGCTGACGGCTCGGAAGTGCTGGAATCTTCGACAACATTGCGCCGATATCGACAATTACCTTGAGGGAACGCCGCTCACCCTTCGGTTTTGCCGTGACGCGCCCATGCCGGTCGGAACATCCGCCTTCCCGACGCTTCTTGATGCCAAGGATCAAAGCACATCCGTCAACATCGCTGGCCAGCACCAGAACCTGACACCGCTCGGGCGCAGGGCCACGCTTTC